AGCAACTACGAGCGCGGGGTGTTCGATTGGTCGACCGACGCAAACAAGCTGACCATCGGGACGCAGAAGGCGGGAACGGGGTCGAACCGAGCAGTGCAGGTTGTGTCCGCGGCGGACCTAGCGCTACAGTCGACCAATGGCGGCAACATCAATCTGATCGGGAACACGAACAACAATCTCGTTGTTGCTTACAACCAAGTCAAGATCGGGAGCGGTACGAGCTATAGCCTGGGTGGTTCGGACGCGACAAACTTCCTGTCGATTTCGCAGACGTGGAACACTACCGGCACGCCCACGCTGATCCTGGCGAACGTGACGGATACGGCGAGCAACGCGGCGAGCCTGTTCGCCGACTTCAAGGTCGGCGGAACGTCGAAAGCCGCGATCCACAAGTCCGGAGCGATTCGCACGTTGAGCACGACCGTTGCGTCGCTTCCAACTGCGGCGAACGCCGGTGCAGGCGCGCGCGCTTTCGTCACCGACGCAACCGCGACGACGTTCCTGTCGACTGTCGCGGGCGGCGGGGCGAACAAGGTGCCGGTTGTTTCGGACGGCACGAACTGGCTTATCGGATAACACAACAGAGGACACATGGACGACATCGAACTGAAGATCACCCTGCGCGCGAGCGCCGTCAACGTCATCCTCGCCGCGCTGGCCGAGGAGCCTTTCCGCGTCGCAGCACCCGTGATAGGTGAGATCAAGGCTCAGTGTGACGCGCAGATCGCGACGGCGCAGAAACCGCAGACCGAGGAGTAACGCATGGCGACCTACACCATCACCATCGACAACGATGCGGTCGCGGGCCTGACCTGGGCACTGGAACGCTACAACGCGGGCCTCCCGGCAGAGATCGACGACCCGGACAAGCCGGGATCGAAGATCGCGAACCCGTCGCTCCTGGCTGACGAAGCCGCCTACGTGCAGCACGTCATGTCGTCGGCCGCGCAGTCCTACCTCGTGCAGCAAGGCTCCGACCTCGCAGACAAGGTGCGCACGCTCGCGCCGAAGCAAGTCGTGACGCTCAAGGCAGCCATCGAAGCGGCGGTCGCGGTGGATGCAGCCGAGAAAGCGGCGGCGGTCGAGGTCGTTGGCGGCGGGGCGGTCAGGGTCGGGCCGTAGAGGCGCGATCGGAGCGCTGGTCGTGATCGCGTTCTGGTTCGGCGTCGGGATGTTCGGCGCGCAGTCGATCCCTGTCTATCCGCCGGGTGGCGTTCGCGGGAAGTCGGCGCAAAAGTTCTCGACCGGACGCCCGCGGGGAATCGAGCGCTCGCGAAGTTCACACGTAGAGGCACGCAGAAATGGGCTACAAGGTCGTCGTTGAACCCGCTGACGAGCCCGTCACGGTCAGCGAATGCAAGCTCGTGGCTCGCTTTACGGCGACTGCGATGGACACCCTCATCGAAGAGCAGTTCATCCCGGCGGCTCGCCGAATCTGCGAACAAAGGACCGGTCGGTCGCTCATCACGCAGTACGTCCGCAAGACGCTTGACGCGTGGCCTTCCACGAACGACATCCAACTGCGCTTCGGGCCGGTGCAGTCGATTCAGTCGTTCACGTACATCGATGCGAACGAGGACGAGCAGACGGTCTCCTCCGACATCTACACCGTCGACAACAAGGACGCGCTGCGTCCCGCCTGGATCCTGCTGAAGGAAGGCGAGTCGTGGCCGGATGCGGGCTGTTTCGCGAACGCCATCACCGTGACGTTCGTCGCCGGGTACGGCGACGAGAGCGACGACGTGCCACGTGAACTTCGCCTTTGGATCATGGCGGCGGTCGCCAACATGATCAAGACCGGGATCCCGGACGTCCCGGGCGGGTTCTGCGCCGGCCTGCTCGACCGCGAGTCGGTCCTGGGGATGTGATGGTCGACCTGGCCTACAACGACTACGTCGAGATCCAGCAGCGCGGCGAGCCCACGCGGGACGGCGCCGGCGCGCCGACGTACCCCTGGCCGACGCTGCGCGCGATCTGGTGCCGCGTGGCCGACCTGACGGTCAAGGAGTACCTCGCGGCAAGCGCGGAGCAGTCCGCGGGCACGCTGAAGGTGTTCTGCTACTGGGACGACGTGTCGGACGTCACCGGCGAGATGCGCCTCGCTTGGGGCACGCGCACGCTCGAGATCACGGGGCGGCCGATGCGGGCCGCCGACGGCGTGCGCGCCACGATCATGTGCACCGAGATCACGTCGTGAGGATCGCGCGCGAGCACGCATCGGTGTCGGTGAACAGCGACGAGTTGCTCTCCAACCTGCGACTGTTCGCCACCGACGTCGTCCCGAAGTTGTGCCGCCCGGCGGCGCAGGCGGCCGCCCAGGTGTTCTACGACGAGGTGCGCTCGCGCGTCGCGGCGCTCGGTGACAAGCCAGAGCAGGCGGCGGCCGAGGCTGGCGTCAGCGTCGGCACCGGGAACCTCCTGCGGGCGATCTACCAGGCCCACTCCGAAGACAAGAGCGTCAACGGGAAGCAGGCCTACGTCATCTCCTGGCGCACCGGCAAGGTGAAGAAGGACAAGCGTGACAAGCAGGTGCAAGGCGGGCTGACGATCGCGCCTCACGGGTTCCTCGTCGAGTTCGGGCACTGGCGCAAGTACAAGGTCTACAAGCGGAACGGTCGCTGGTTCACGCGCGTGAGACCGGAAGCGATCGGCTTGAAGGTCAAGTACATCGGGCAAGGTCGCTTCCGCATGGTCAAGATTCCAGGCGCGACGCGCATGGAAAAGCCGAACCACAAGATGGGCGACGACGTGATGTCGAAGTACTTCGACAAGCTTCCTGACGCGAAGCGCGTGCCCGGTAAGGCCTTCATCCGCCTGTCCTACGAGGCGAAGAAGAACGCCGCGCTGCAGGCGATGATCGCGCGGATGCGCGCCGACTTCCCGAAAGCCGTTGCGGGGCAGCTATGAGCACCGTCGAAGAGAACATCGCGACCGTCGTCGGTGCACTGTGCTCCGACCGCGTGTACCCGGACGTCGCGCCGTTCGGTGTCGAGCGGCCCTACGCGGAGTACCAGCAGGTGGGCGGCGAGGTGATCACGTTCTTCTCGCGCGAGATCGCGTCGAAGAAGAACGGCAGGTTCTCGATCAGCAGTTGGGCGAGTTCGCGCATGGAAGCCGCGTCGCTCGCGCGCGCCATCGAGGACGCGATGATCCAGTCGACGCTCTTCGACGCCGAACCCATCGGCGGTCCGGTCTCGCAGTTCGAGCACGACCTCGGGCTTTACGGAATGACGCAGGACTTCACCGTCTTCTTCGACGACTGATCGACCTCTGATTCAACCCCACGGGCCGCCATCGCGCGGCCCGTTTTCTTTCGCCCGGTCGCCGGGCTCATCTCGCCGCCTTCGGGCGGCTTTTTTCATTGTCCGGAGGCAAAGCAAATGGCCGTTCAACTTCCCAATGGCGTCAACCTGTTCCTGGCGACCACGTACGGCGTCGACAAGACCGTGTCGGCACTGTCGAACGCCGCGTCGTACGCACAGGCGGACTCGACCGCGCACGGGTTCAGCAACGGCGACTTCGTCGCGGTGACCTCGGGCTGGTCGCGCCTGAACGATCGTGTCGTGCGCGTGAGCGACGTGGCGACCGACCACTTCGACATGGAAGGCATCGACTCGTCCGACACCGATGTCTACCCGTCGGGCTCGGGCACCGGCACGGTGAAGAAGATCACCGCGTGGCAGCAGATCCTGCAGATCCTCGATCTGACGACGTCCGGCGGCGACCTGGCGTTCACGACGTACTCGTTCTTGGAGAACGACTACGAGTCGCAGATCCCGACGCAGGCTTCGCCGATGACGCTGCAGATGACGATCGCCGACGACCCGGCGCTCGCGTCGTACACCGCGCTCGCCGCGGCGGCCGAGGCCCGCGCGATCCGCGCGCTCAAGGCGGTGATGCCCGACGGTTCCCTGATTCTCTACAACGGCTACGTCGGGTTCAACACGACGCCGACCATGCAGAAGAACCAGGTCATGGGCCTGCGGGCGACCTTCAACCTGCTGTCCCGCCCGGTTCGCTACGCGAGCTGATCGCGGTCGGTTCCATGTAGCACGGCCCGGGTTGATCGCCGGGCCGCTTCTCTCCCACCCCCAAAGCTGAAAGGACCGCCACCATGGCGAAGAACAAGCTCTCGTTCACTGCTGACCCCACGTTCGTTCTCACCGTCGGAATCCCGAAACCCGGCGCATCCGCGAACACGCCGGTCGACTTCACCGCGAAGTTCCGTCCGAAGGACGAGTTCGACGAGTGGCAGAAGTCGCTGGACATCCCGACCACCGGCGTGACGTGGGCGATCATGCAGGACATGTTCACCGGGTGGGCGCTCGACCGCCCGTTCGACGAGTCGAACGTCAACGAGATGTTCCGCATCTACCCGGGCTCCGGCGTCGCGTGCTACCTGACGTACTGCCGGGAGCACTGGGATGCAAAGCTCGGCGCCTCCGCGAAATAGCGCGGAGGCTATACACGAAGCAAGCCGACACGCGAGAGCTTGAAGCATGGGGCCTCGATGTCGGCGACGTGGAGGGCCCGCCTGTGCAGGTGTGGCCCTGCCTCGTCCCCATCGTCACCCTGTTCCTGAAGCTCCACACGCAGTGGGTCCGCGTGGGGATGGATGGCAGGCGTGTCGGCCTCAACTACGAAGTGCTGTTCAAGGTCATGGACCGCATGGGACTGAGCGACGTGGCCTGGATCGAGATGTGGGATGACATCCGCACGCTCGAGGACGAAGCGCTCACCGTAATGGCAGAGGACAGCGATGGCTGATGGAAACAACGTCGCCGGTGCACTGGAGATTCAGGTACTCATTGACTCCTCCACTGCATACGCCGGACTGGTCACGCTCGACGAGAAGATTTCGTCGACCGCGAAGGGCATGGGGCAACTCGCCGACCAGGCTAACCAGGGCATGGAGGGACTGGCTGGTGGCGCGAAGAAGGCCGAGGGTGCTGTCGGCGCTGTTGCGCGCAACATCCAGAACATGCTGCAGCGAAATATCGCGCTGTTCGAAGCAGGAGAGAAGGGTTCCGCCGCGTACATCAGGTCGCTCATCGAGTTGCGCAAGGTCAGCCCCGAGGACAAGGCGAAGCTCGAACCGCTGCTCCAGCAGTACGAGCAACTGACGAAGAAGACGCAGGAAGCCGCGGCCGCCGCGAAGCAGTTGTCGGAGCAGCAGAGGTTCATCTCCGAACTTCAGTTCAAGACCGACAGTCTCGGGAAGTCCAAGGCGGACTTGCTCGAGATGCAGGCCGCGATGCTCGGCATGTCGAAGGAGGCGGCCCCGATGATCGCGAAGCTTCGCGAGTCGGAGCAGTCACTCGCGGGCCTCGGGCGCAGCGCGAAGGACACCGCTCTCGCGATGCGCTTCGTCGCCCCGCAGATCACCGACATCGTCACGTCGCTCGCGAGTGGGCAGAACGCTGCGGTCGTGTTCCTCCAGCAGGGGGGGCAACTGAAGGACATGTTTGGAGGTATCGGCAACGCGGCGCGCGCGGCCGGCACCTACATCATGTCGATGGTCAATCCGCTGACGGTCGGGGCCGCTGCCATTGCGGTGCTCGCGCTCGCGTACAAGCAGGGATCAGGAGAGGCTGAAGCCTTCCGCAAGTCGCTGATCTTGACCGGCAACGCAGCCGGGCTGTCCGTCGGGACACTGCAGAACATGTCCCGCGCGATCGGAGGCGTGGCCGGTACGCAGCACAACGCCGCAGCGGCGTTGGCTGAACTGGCGAACAGCGCCAAGATCAGTGCTTCCGCTTTCGGCGTCGTAGGGGAGGCCGCGGTGCGCATGGAGCGCATCATGGGCACGTCGTTCTCCGAGAGCAGGAAGCAGTTCGAGGAGTTCGCGAAGACCCCGTTCGAATCTGCCGTCAAGCTGAACGAGCAGTACAACGTCTTCTCCGCGACGGTGCTGCGGCAGATCAAGTCACTGGAGGATCAGGGCAAGGCCGCCCAGGCTGCGCAACTCGCGCAGACGACGTACGCGAACGAGATGATCAACCGCATGAAGGCGCTCGAATCCAACCTCGGGTTGGTGGAGCGGGCGTGGCGTGCGGTGATCGATGCCGCGAAGGGCGGATGGGACGCGATCCTGAACATCGGCCGCGAGAAGTCAACCGCCGACAGGCTCGCGGACGCGAAGAAGGCGATCACCGAGCTTGAGGTGTCCCGTTCGAGGAATCCCGGCGGTTTGCTGGGCAAGGCGCTCGACGCGCTCGACGCCGGGAAGATCGCGGCGCAGCAGGCATTGGTCGACACGCTTGAGGAGCAGGTGCGCATCGAGAACCGGCTCGCCGGTGCCGAGGCGCAGCGCGCAACGTCCGCCGCCGCGACGGCCGAGGTGCTCAAGCAGCAAGAGAAGTCGATGTCGGACCAGGCCAAAATGGCCCGGGAGATCGCCCAGATCACCGATGCGTTCAGGCGATCCGGGATGCTGAACGAGCCTGGCGGACAGGCTGCGCTCAACAAGGAGATCGCTTGGATTCGGGCGCAGTACAACAAGGGCGGCGGGAAAGTGAAGGTGGAGGGCCTCTCGGAATACGAGTCCCTACTGAAATCGCTCGCGAAGATCACCGAGGATCTCGACGCGAAGGAGCAGAACCTCACGAAGACGCAGCAGGCGCTGAACGCCGCGGTCGACTCCGGCGCGTTCGGCAAGATGTCCGCAGCGATGCAGGCCGACGTCCTTGCAGCTGCGGAGATCGCGCAGCGCAGGGAGGAACTCGCACAGACCGAGAAGGACGCGCTCGAGCTCGCGAAGAAGCGCTCCGAAGAGCGCAAGAGGGAATACGAGGACATCGACAAGTTCGTCGAGAAGGAAGAGGAACGAGCAAAGGCATCAGCAGACGCCGCGGAGAAGGAACTGCGCGCGGCGCGGGACAAGATCGGAGCGGAATCGAAGCTGGGCTCGGAGATCCAGAAGAACATCATCCTTCGCCTTGAAGAGGAGAAGTGGAAGGTCACCGAGGACTCTCCGCGCATGCGCGAGATCGAACGGGAGATCAATGCGCGCAAGGAATTGTCGATTGTTCTGCGTGGAGGCGAAGCCCAACAAGCGAATGAGGAGGCCGCCAAGAAGGCCGCCGCCGACTGGGAGCGCAC